TCCGGGATGCCGCTGGCCTCGTCGAAGATCACCATCATCCCGTCATGATTGTGGACACCCGCATACGCATCCGGGTTCTCCTCGCTCCACAACTTCCCCTCGGCGCCCCAGTAGCGCGTGCCCTTGCTCAGATCCCGCTCGACGAGGGTGGTGAGCCACGCCGCGGGTACCAGCTTGGTCGCCGACGGCTCCCACCAGTGCGAATTGATCGCCATCGTGGCCCACTTCGTCAACTCGCCCCAGGTGACCGACCGCAGCTGCGGCTCACTGTTCGCGCTGACGATGACGGAACTACCGATCCGCGTCGACAGCATCCACAAGATGAGCCACGAGACGAGTGCGCTCTTCCCGATCCCCCGACCCGATGCGATGGCAGTACGCAGCGCCTGAAGCACGGCGTTGGGACTGGTGTTCGTGCGGATGTGACGAGTGATCGAGCGCAACACCTCCCGCTGCCAGGCACGCGGCCCCTTGAAGTGTTCGAGGGGTGTGTGCTTCTGCCCCCAGGGGAACGTGAACATCACGAACGTCTCGGGGTCGTCGGCGACGTGGGGCGACCACATCTGCGACATGAGGAGCTGCTCCTCCTCGGCGCTGTAGCGTTGGCGCTGCGCGGGCATCAGTCCTCGTCCTCAGTCTGGTGCTGCTGGTGCTCGATCAGCCCGATGGTGTCCACATCGACGACATCGACGACATCCTCGATCGGCTGGATCATCTGCACCCGCGCCCGAGCCTGTTCGAGCGCCGCGGTGATGCTGATCGACTGGTTGATCTCGACCTGCTTCGTATCGCCGTAGGTCTTGCGGTTGTCGGCGCCCATGAGCCACTTCAGGGTGTCCACGCGCAGACGAGAGCGTGCGACGTCCTCGGTGCTGTCGTCGGCCTCGGCGATCTCGACGAGTCGACCAGCCCACCACTCGGTCCGTAGCTCCTTGGCCTCCTTGTACCGCTCAAGGCGAGCAGGGTCGCGTTTGACCCAGCGGAAGAAGGCCTCGTAGTCAATCTGGCGGACGTCGTGCTCGATGACGTTCTTGAGGGTGCGTCCGCGCACCATCTCGCCGAGGACTCGCTCGAACATGGCAAGGAACATCGCCTCCTGACCCTCCCGGGTCATCCTGGCCACTTTGGCCTGCGAGATGTGCGATGTGACGCTGTGACTGGGCGATGGGGTCGTGTCAAGCCACGAGGGGATCGCCTGAGCGACTGGCGGATTCTGCTCCATGCGACGAGTGTAACACGAGGGGTGTGCGAGAGGGCGAGTTGGTGGTTCGGGGGTTTGCGGGTTCTGGTGGTTTACGGGTTCGGGGATTCTGGTGGGGCTGAGGGGGTGGGTTGGTTCGGGGGTTCTGGTGGAGTAGATTGATTCAATGACTTACGGGTGCGGGGGTGCTAAAAATTTTTGTGGGGTGTGCGTTTTTGAACACGGGGCCGGCCCGGTCGAGGGGTACCCCCACACCCCCGGGCCCCCTGCCCCTAGGTAGGGTAAACCCCAGGTAGGGTAAACCCTAGGCCCGTGCTGCACCGCAGCATCGCAAGCCCGGGGAGCTGGGGGCCGTGGCCCCCGGGGTTTTCAGACTACCCAGTCCCTCGACGACACCACGCCGGGATACGCGACGGCCACGGCGAGGATCTCGCTTTGGGTCTTCGACCCGCTGGCCCTGTACAGGGCCGACAGTCCCCGGGCCACGTAGTCCGGGCCGAGCCCGGGGACCTTCAGGCCCTGCAGGGTCCGCGCTACTGTCTGTTGATCTCGCTTGTTCATCTGATCTCCTAGTGTTGCCCTGCCACCGTTGACAGTGAAGCCAGTGTACAGCCTCTTGATTCAATGGACATTAGGGTAAACCCTAGTTCCGGCGCATTTGGTTCAGGTTGACCCATTGCACCTAGACACTGTGACGGTGTGACGGGGAGTGCGGGTGCAAGGGATCAAGGGTTAGTGCGATGACGGCGAGTGTGACCGAGCGAGTTTACCGTAAGCACAAAAAATCCTTATGTTGCAGTGCAGCATGCGATTTGCCCTCCCCTCAACCCCGGCACAATGTCACAGTCCGTCACTGCACCTATCAGATAGTGCTTGCACCATTGCACCAATGATGCTATGCTCTACCCCATCGACAACGCAACAGGACCCCATCATGTTCATTAAGCTACACCCCACCCTCCCCCGGACCATCGTGATTGCGAGTCGTCTAGCCGGCACTCTCACCGGCTACCGTGTCAACCTTCACAGCTTGCCTGGCTACACATTCGTCGTCGAAGCTTCGACCGGGGACGAAGCGCACCGACTGGCGCACCGACTGGCCAAGAGCGAGCAACCCGCGCTCAAGGACTCCGGCGCCACGTTTCAACGCGTCGACGGCTTCGCGTACTGATCCATCCGCCTAGCCCCGGCGCCCGGGGCTTTGGGATGCACCAGAGCATCGCAGCAACAGGAGATCCCGCTATGCAAATCCGCACTCATGATCCCGCGCCCTATCAAGTCTCGCCCGCCACGGACGATGAATCGATCATCGCCCGCGCGCTGGAGATCCTTGCCCGTCGCATCCGCACGGGTCCTCTGATGACGTCGCCCGCCGTCGTTAGGGATTACCTGCGCCTGCACTTCGCGGCAGCGTCGGCTGCGGGCCAAGAGGTCTTCGCTGTGCTCTTCCTCGATTCGCAGAATCGACTGCTGCGGCTGGAGGAGATGTTCCACGGCACGCTGGCGCAGACCAGCATCTACCCGCGCGAGGTCGTTAAGCGCACCCTCGCGCTGAACGCCGGCGCAGTGATCCTGGCGCATAACCACCCGACGGGTGTGGCCGAGCCTTCGCGCGCCGACGAGCACATCACGGCCGCGTTGCGCAGCGCGCTCGCCCTGGTGGACGTGCGCGTACTCGATCATCTTGTGGTCGGCAACCCGGGCGTGGTGTCGATGGCAGAGCGAGGGCTGCTGTAATGTGGCACGTACCTATGCGCCTGGTCGACTACGGGTTCGCCCTAGTCATCGGTATCGCCATTGGCGCTACTATCGCATTGCTCGTTTGAACCAACTACAGGAGAGTCTAACCATGGTAACAATGAGTGCGCACGTCGGTCGACACGAGGACCTGATCGAACTCGACTTCGACCCATCGCGTCCCGAATCGGCGGTTCAGTACCGCTACCCCGATGTTTCCCGCGAGTGGCGCAGCTGTCCGTTTCAGTCGGTCGACCTGCGACACCTAGACGACGAAGTGGCATGCGCCAAAGTCGATGCTTGGGTCGGTTGACCCTTTGCTAGTGCAATCTGAACCAACAACAGGAGATCCCACAATGAAGCTCACCATCGCTCACGACGTCATCAAGGCCCTGCTTTTGACGGCCCCGAAGCAGGACATCCGCTACTATCTCAAGGGCGTCTTGATCGATGTCCGGGCACAGGACGTCACACTCGTATCGACCGACGGGAGTGTCCTGCTTGCCGTGCCCTACATGGACGACGTGGACGGCGAGCGCATCGTCGGGCAGTGGATCATCCCGCGAGAGGTGTTGGAGGCTGTCAAGCCCATGAAGGCCGGCCGCTCATCCCTGCCGATCTCCATCGAGATCGTCCCCGGCGCCGAGCGCCCCGACCCCGAGCGCCCCGTCGTAACCATCAAGGCTCCGGATTCGATCATCGTCACGGGTGCCACCACCGCATCGACGAAGCCCGTTGATGGGCGTTATCCTGACTGGCGCTTCGTCATGCCTGGCGTCGCATCCCTTGAATTGGCGCAGTTCGATCCCGCCCTGGTGGCACGATTCGGCGACGTCCACGCGCTGCTCGGTGGATCTTCGACAAAGTACAGGCCTGTGATCCACCACAATGGGGGCAGCGGCGCCCTGGTCTCTAGTCTCGGACGTTTCGCCCTCGGGGTGATCATGCCCCTTCGGGTCGACGCTGAAGACATGCGCCACCCGGGTCTCCCCTCGTGGGCTACTCGGTGAACGAGAAGATTTGCACGTACTGCGGGCAGGCTGGGCATCGTGCCCACGCCTGCCCCCGCAGGCGGCCCGTAGAGCCCGCTAGGGGCGCGAACTGGCCCTTTCCGCGGCAACCCCTAGCCTACCCTGTCGCGGCGCCCCTGGTGCCCGACAAGGCCCTGCAGAGGGTAGACCTCGAAGGTCTGCCCGATGCGCTGATGTGAGGAGAACCGATCGTGATCATTTCCCGCCCCTACGCCCTGCGCCTGCTGCGCACCGGGCGTGCTGTCAACCCTGCGCCCCTGCGCCCCGACGATGCGGGCCGCGTCTACGTGGCGCTGGATGTGTACTACCCAGCGCGCGGCTGGGTAGTGCATCACTACCTGGAGGCTTGAGCAATGCATACATACACCCGCGCCGAAGTCGCACAAGCTGCCGCCGCCCACGGCGTGACGATTCTGGAGGCCCTGCGAATGATGCAGGAAGTATGCGCCAAGTCCGGGGATGAGCAAACACTAGAAGCCCTGTGCGCCGTGAAGGCGGAAATCCTGTTTAGCGATGAGTAAGAAAACAAGAGGCGCGCATGCGCCAGCACCCATGCCGACCAGTGAAGAAGGATGGCTGCATTTGCTAACCCAAAGAACTGCGGACGCTTGGAGGGCAGGCTATGAAAAAGGCTTGTCACGTTCCGGCATTGTTCGGGTTGGACATGTAGGATGGTCGGCCAATCTTGAAGGATCAATTTTGGAAGCCCGTTTTGAAGTCATAACTTCGCTTCAAAGCGGAGCATCTCTTTACGCGGAAGTGCGGAAAGCCAACTAACATGCAATGGTACGAAGTGAACCTGCCAGC